ACAACAGCCACACCTTGTTCCGCAGGGGTGACTGTCTTGGAATGTGTCCAAATCATGAGGCTCTTCTGGATAGAATCAAGTTCTAAAGGGGCGGCGTAACCACCCAAATCCTCCTCAAAACGCCAACTTCTTTTGAGAAAGGAAGTGTCGTCAATATGGATAAAAGGAACACTCTCTGCTTCCTTATCAGCCATAGTATATGTAATACCTGCCTCACCTAATTCGCGAGCCACACTAGTGTGGTTGAACCAGGGAGTGGCGGGTGAAACACCCATGGCATTATCATCACCGTAAGTGAAAAGATTGACATTCTTTTTGAAGGAATGACATTCCTTGTCTGGATTGTTCTGATAATACGCATAGCGCATATACAAAGAGTTCACCAGACCGTTGATGATAACGGTAAGGGGGTGTCCAGATGGATTAAAACTGAAAGTTTCAATCAGATCACCAAAGTAATCCACTAAAGCAAATGCAGTGTCTTCGCCCATACCAGTCATAACCCGAAGGTCATCATCAGTATATTTGCCCTTGGATGCAATAGTTCGCAAGATGCGAAATGCACTAAGAATGAGGTGAGATGACATAGATTTGTCAAACATCTTGAAATCTCCTGCTATGATTCTATCGTCACCATGAGCAGTAAGATAATCACGTATATCACCCCATTCCTTGGATTGTGAAATGGTTCCAGGTCCAGATTCAAACGCAAAACGATTATTCTGGATCAAACGAACAAGGGGTAAGAAATATTGCCGCACGGCTAAGGAAAAATCCAAAGGAGCACCAGCAAAAACTCTAGTCTTGCCAATTTCTGCTTTCTTGAATGTCACAGGTTCATCTTTCAAGTGAGCACAAAAATTGGGCATGACTCGTTTACCCGACTCATAAGTTTTAACGATATTCACTACTCTGTCAATAATCTCTGTTGAGAAGGTGATAGGGTCAGACATTCCATCTTCAGGAGGAAGCTCAACAATAAAGTTGCGCTTGGACTTCTTCCAAGGATTACCCGCACTAGTGGACTTATTGATACTATCAACATATGCCACACCAGGGGCACCATTGATAGCAGTATGAAGATCATATGGTTGCATCTCAGCGATTTGGTCCTCAGGGACAAGTGCCAGAATATCCTGGATAAATTGATCAGTCACAATCTCAACGACTTTATGATCAAA